CTAAAAATATGAAATTTAGATTGCAAGAAATTAATAAATTTGTTAGTGAAAATTGTAATGATTGGGTAAAATTAGGTTATGTAAATGATAAACACATACCTTATAAGAAATATAAACAAAAACTATTAAAAAATTCTAATTACAAAGATGTTTTTGTAAGAGGAAATAGTAAAATAGATTTAAGGACAAAGGTTGATGTAGAACATGTCATATCTAAAAAAGGTAAAAAAGCCAATGGAGATATGGATAAAGTAGATAATCTCATGGTAACCAATCCTAAATCTAATAAAATAAAGAGTAATAGATATTAAATGATGTTCAATCCAGCATTGACAATTGGATACATATTTGATATATTAAGTAATGCGGCTATCGTATAAAAGTATTACGGCGGGTTACCAACTCGCAGACCTTGGAGCGTTACCAAGTAGCCGCTCCATTAAATTATGAGGAGAACTATATAATGAACTTAACAAGTGATACGGTTGCTATACTAAAAAACTTTTCTGATATAAACCAGAATATTTTAGTAAAACCTGGCAACAAACTTCAAACTATCTCTACTTTGAAAAACATTTTAGCAGAAGCTGATGTAACAGAGAAGTTTGACCAAGAGTTTGCTATCTATGATTTACCTGAATTTTTAAGAGCTGTTGACTTATTTGATAAGTCAGACCTTAAATTTAACGGTGGTCAAAACTTAACTATTGCAGATAGCAATTCAAAACAATCTATTAAATATTATTTTGCAGATAAATCCGTGGTGGTTGCACCAACAAAAATGATTAACATGCCTGATAAGTATGTTACATTTGCATTGAAAAAAGATGTATTCGCAAAACTAATGAAAGGTGTTACAACACTTAATTTACCAGACATTGCAGTTACAGGTGATGGTAAACAAATTAAGTTAGTTGCTACTGATAAGAAGACACCATCATCAAACGACTATTCAATTGTAGTTGGCGAAACTGATAAGACTTTTAAAGCATACTTTAAAACAGAGAACTTTAAAATGATACAGGACGATTATGATGTGGCTATTTCTTCACAAAAAATCTCACACTTCATAAATAGAAATAAACCAATTCAATATTGGGTTGCTATTGAACCAGATAGCGAATTTTAAATTATGAACAATGTGAGGATTATATTATGTCAGAATACCTATGGGTTGAAAAATACCGACCAAAAAAGATTAGTGAATGTATATTAAGTGAAGACATTAAGAAAACATTTGCTGAATTTCTAAAACAAAAAGAAATACCTAATCTGTTATTATCTGGTACACAAGGTACTGGTAAGACTACCGTTGCTCGTGCTTTATGTGAGGAACTAGGTGCAGATTATATTATTATCAACGGTTCAGATGAAGGCCGTCAGATTGATACATTAAGAAACAAGATTAAAAACTTTGCTTCTACCGTATCATTAACTGAACAATCTAATCATAAAGTAGTAATTGTAGATGAGGCAGACTATATGAATGCTGAGTCTGTACAACCTGCTTTAAGAAACTTCATAGAAACATTTTACAAAAATTGTAGATTTATCTTTACTTGTAATTACAAGAACAAGATTTTACCTGCTTTACATAGTAGGTGTACCGTCATTGACTTTGCCATTAAGAATGGTCAAAAAGTAAAAACAGCACAGGCATTATTAAAAAGGCTGGGCAAAGTCCTTGATGATGAACAAGTTGAATATGATAAGAAAGTATTAGCAGAGTTAATACAAAAATATTATCCTGATTTCAGACGGACTATCAATGAACTTCAAAGATATTCTGTAAGAGGCAAGATTGATAGTGGTATCTTGTTTAGTTTATCAGAAGCTAATACAAAAGAACTTGTAAAAGTCTTAAAAGAAAAACGATTTAATGACATGCGTAAATGGGTCATTAACAATCTTGATAAAGAGCCATCATCTTTGTTTAGTACAATCTATGAGTTGATGTATAAATCAGTTGAGGCTCAATCTGTTCCACAATCTATATTAATCATTGCTGGTTATCAGTATAAATCTGCTTTCGTGGCAGACCAAGAGATTAATATGGTTGCTTGTTTAACAGAAATCATGGCTAATTGTAAGTTTAAATAATGTACGAGTTAAAGGATTATTTAAAGGCCATAAATGAATCTAAACAACCACTTTTAGATTCAGATGATGTTATGTGGGAAAAGAAATATCCTACATTTATTATTAACAGATGTTTGTCTATGTTCTACGATACAATAATGCATAGTAACGAGATGAATGGTCTACACTTTTTACCAAAGCGTATGCAATTTCACTATTTTATAAATAGTATCCGAAAGAAAAGGCGATTTGGTGGGAAATGGCTTTCGCAAAAGAAAGTTAAAGACCTTGAAGTAATAAAAGAGTATTATGGTTATAGTAATCAGAAAGCAAAAGAAGCTCTTAACCTACTTTCAGATGACCAAATTGAAAATATAAAATTAGGCCTGAAAAAAGGTGGGAGAAAAAAATGAGTGAAGATACTATAAGTTGGTCGTCAGCAGATATGCTTGAAGTGACCATAAAACAACCAGACGACTTTTTAAAAGTCAGAGAAACACTAACTAGAATTGGTGTCGCAAGTCGTAAGGATAAAACACTATTTCAAAGTTGTCATATCTTACATAAACAAGGTAAATACTACATTACACATTTTAAAGAATTATTTGCTTTAGATGGTAAGAACTCAACCTTGACAGAGAATGATATTCAAAGAAGAAATACTATCGCATTATTACTACAAGACTGGAATTTAATTGATGTTGTTAATACATCATTAGTGGAAAATAAAGCACCATTAAGTCAAATAAAAGTGTTACCATTTAAAGAGAAAAACGAATGGAATTTGGTCGCTAAATATAATATAGGTAAGAAACCAGAAGATAGTAAAAATGCAAGTCCAACCGTTTAAGAATTACTTACAAGAAGCTACAGGCGATAAAAAGTTTTTGCGTCTGCTCATTATTACAGATGAGCCAGATAATGCAAAAGAATTTCATACTGCCGATAGATTACAAGAAGAATGTAAGAAGTTAAACTACCCTTATTATTTGTTTAAACTTACAGGTGGTTATACCACTTATGAGGACGGTGTTCGTAGATTTCATAACAAAGACGATAAAAAAGGTTTTGAAGTTGGTGCTATGACCGTTGCAATTGTGCGTGGTTCTGTAACTAGAAAAGATAGTTGGTTAGACCTTGTTTCAATTCTTGAAAGAGCAAATGCAACTCTAGTAAACCCTAGAACTACAATTAATATATGTGCTGACAAGTATAGAACAGCATTAAGACTTGCAGATTATGGTTTGACACAACCATTAACAAAATTAATAAGCGACCCCGAAAAAGCAAATGAACAGGTTGCAGAAGCTGGTATTAAGTTTCCTCTTATAATGAAAACATTAAGAGGTAGTAAAGGTGTTGGTGTCTTGTTTATAGATAGTGAAAAAGGTTTAGATTCTATTGTACAACTTATTCACAAACAAGATGAAGACGCTGACCTACTAATACAAGAATATATCAAAACAGAATATGATGTAAGAGTACATGTATTAGGTGGTAAAGTATTGGCTGCCATGGCAAGACCAGTTATTGAAGGAGATTTTAGGTCAAATGTATCACAAGGTTCTAAACCTAAAAAGATTACATTAACAGAATTAGAAATAGAAGAATGTTTAAAGGCTGCTAAGGCAGTTGGTGGTTATTGGACTGCTGTTGACTTTATACCAAGTAAGAACAGAGATAAACAACCACCTTATTTTCTTGAAGTAAACTCTTCACCTGGTACAGAGGGTATAGAGGACGCTACAGGACAGAATATCGCAAAAGAAGTTATCACTCATTTTGCTGATGGAGAAAACAGATACACGGTGCCAACAGAATGTGGTTTTAAAGAAATTTTAACCATAAAACCTTTTGGTGATTTAGTATCAAAATTTGATACGGGTAATTCTGGCATGCCTGTTATTCATGCCGACAAATATACAATTAAAGGAAACGAAATCACATGGACTTTGTTAAACAAAACCATTACATCTAAAATAATT